ATTTAACATTTCAATATTCTTAAGTTCTGTGAAGTGATTGTCATATAAGTAATCGTACTGTATATGCTCCTTCATATCTTCCCAGTCTTCAGGTGTGATAACACCTTTCAGAATGAGTTGAGTCTTAAGCATGTCCTGGAACATCTCACTGAACTTCTTACGGAGCTTACCAACGAACTTAGTAAACTTAAGTTCATCGCGCATGATCTCCGATGACCTACCAAGATTGAAACTTGTATTAGAATCTAATCTACCAGCAGGTACGTTCAGTGCTTTATATAATTTAGTCTGGAAGTATGTGATATCACTTAGTTCTCCTAAGTTCTGTCCACCAGGTAGAGTAGTGATCTCAGTACCGCGTCCACCTTCCCTTCTTGGGAGCCAGAAATCTTCCAGCATGGACATGTACTTACGATCATCTCTGATCTCTCCAGTGTTAGCATCGTAAACTAACTTGTTACGATACCTACCCATCACCTCACGTAGATATTGTTCTGCTTTGATCTTAGGTAAGTTACCTACATCAATGTAGAATATTCTGCGCTCAGGTGCGCGAGATATACGATAGATGACAAGAGAGTCCTCAATCATTTGGAGTTGATTGAGTACCTTAATAGCTTTATGTAAGTATGATAAAACTATATTCTTATTGGTATCGAGGATACCAGAGGTCACATATGTTATCGCATCTTTCGCAATTTTAATTCCAGAGTTCGCTGATGTGTTCTTTAAACCCTTAGGATTATAAATGAAATACTCATCTACCTTACCATAGTCCAGCTGTTGAAACTGATCTGCTGTCTTAGGTATCTTGTTTATCTGCCTTACTTTCTTAATCTTTTGTGGATCAACGTATCTCAACTCAAGGATTCCTTCCTGAGGTCTCTTGAGATCGATGACTTTATGGTAGTACATTCTACCATCGATGTACCATCTACGGAACATCTCATGAGCCTTAGTATCAAAACCTACTAGGTTCTTAAGATACTCAAACTCTGTACGAATCATTTCCTTTACAGCATCACTAACCTCTAGGTTAGATAGATCTATCTGTACTGGACTATCGTTTTGATCTGTTACTATTGCTTCTTGAATTATATCTTCAATCGCACTATCAACTTCAGGATGCATCGCCATCATGCGATACTTCACTACCATATCATATTCGGTTTTAAAATTCCCGTCAAGATCTACATATGTACCATGATAACCACCAGCGATAAAACTGGTGGCACCATCGTCAAGAGTAGGAGCTACTGGAGAGGGAGCATCTTTGCTTAACCTCTCCTTCCTCTTCTTAAACGAGAATCCAAATAACTGTGCCATGAACTAAAGGGTTCCTACCCTATTATTTAGGTGGTTCCTTTAACTGCTTTCAGTTCATTACCACCGCCACCAGACTTCTCGGAAGTCTCGAAGAACTGGTATGCGAACTCAACATCAAACTCTTCATAAGAGTCGTTGTTGTCGTAAGCTAATGATACCTGAGAAACAGATACTGGGAATGCCTTAAACAATTCATAAGCACGAATTGGCTTAAACTCATCTGCGCTTCCCTCAAACTTATCTAGTTGAGTAACAGTGATGTTTGAAAGAATCTCACTGATAGGAGCGGATGCTGTGTTGGCATCGACAGAGTTAGTCAAGTCGATCCACTTCTCATAAGCAGCACGAAGACTGAATGCGTCATCCATATAGAATGTAGCAGTCCATGACTCGAATGTTCTGTCACCAGGAACTTTAATTACTCTACCTCTAAAAGGTAATTCAACAGTACCAACTGAACTTTGTGGTAATGCTGCGCTCTTACACATGTAAGCTACGAACTCATCCTCAGAAGTTTCTCCTCCTTGAGGCTTAGCACCCGTTGGAAACTTGTGCGAGACTTGGAAGAGATTAGGTCTAACTCCTCCCTTTATCCTTTGTTGGAAGCCTAAGACTCCCAACACTTTTGCTTCTGCCATTGTTTAGTACCTTAAGATCTGCGTGGGATCACTTCCTCGAAACTAACACCAGTACGGGTAGCAACGAAGGTCAGTGTTATGAAGTTAATAGAACGAGCAGGCTTGATGTAAATCTCTGCCACAAACTCGTTTGAATCTATAACTGCGGGTGTGTTGTTAGAACTATCACATACAACTAGGAAATCAGTAATACCACGACGTGCTTGAATGTCACGTAGGTATGGTTCGACAACATTGTTGAAGTTGTTTCTAGTAAATTCGTCATTTAGTTCAAACAGGACTCCCTTCGCAGCATTTCCTATAGTCTTCTCTATGACGAGGAAGAGACGACGGACGTTGATGCGATCAAAAGCAGATGGTGAAGCGAGAGCAGTTTTGTCACCGAATAGGACTATTCCCTGACCAGGTAGACTGGTGATTGGGTTGATTCTCTTCTGATAAAGAGCGTCTCTTTCGGATTTCTTAGGTGAGTAAGCAAGTTTGATTGCGTTACGTACACCACCACGGTTCAAACCAGCAGGTGAGAACCAAGGATCTCCATTGGCTGTTGTGTTAGCACATAAGCCAGCAACGTCTCCGTTACATGGGATCCAACGATACTTGTCATTGAAACGGTCGTACAAATACTTCCAACCGCTGTCGAATACAGCATAAGAACTAGAAGCAAATGTATCGTAGTACGCTACAATATTTGTTGTTTGTGTTGCGCTGTCACTTACCCCAACAACGTCTCCCTTGTGTGGTGAGATGAAAGCAACACAGTCTTTACGGTTACCAGCGATAGAGAGAAGCTTGTTTGCCTTTGCTTTGGACTCTACATCATTAGCACCAGAACCACCCATGATTAGGTAGTCGATTTGTACAGTCTCAGTGTCTGCGAACAGATCATAACCAGCGATGATTTCGCCTTGGGTAAGAGTGTAGTCATCTACACCAGCTGTGAGTGTATAGTTTGCTTCTCCAATTACGTCGAAGGCAGTAGTGGAATCTCCACCTAAGTTACCAGTCGAAGCAAATGCGTTAGCAGAAACGTCCCATACTTCATTCTCATGAGCACCCCAGTATACATTAGCACTCTGTGATAGTAGTACTTCTGGATAATAGTTTAAAGAACCTTCAGGGCTCTTAGCATCTGATGCTTTAGAGAGGTATGTAAACTTCTCAATTAATGTTAGAGGAGTACCAGTTACTCCACCGTTAACATCATAGACAGCGAAATGAATTTCGTCATTTGATCCACCACGATCAGCAACGTGAGGTGATGTACCAGGACGAGGAGCAAGTTGATTCCAACGAAGACCTGAGTAGATCTCTTGTGAATCATACCAATCTGCTACTGCTGAGATAACGATATCAGGATTAGCTCCGTCATCCATTACATCAGTTGTAGTCCACGCACCGCCAGTTGCGTTAATTATATCTACAGATGTACCAGAAATAGCATGAACATAAGCAGTCTTAGTAGCTGCTACGTTAGTTACTGTATCTCCAGGAGAAACAGATCCAACGAAAGAACCTGCCAAAGTTAAACTTTGATCAGCACCTCTGTCGATAGCCACAACTCTTATTGAGTTGCCTACTGAACCAGAAGACTTAGCAGCCCAGTGCCAAGTTTGAGCACCTGTGTAGTAAGATCCTTCGTAACTATCAACGTTAGGGATTAGAACGGATGATCCATCCTCTGTTGCTGATTTTAGTCCACTACCTGAAGCACGCACAACGTCAAGCACTCCACCATAGGCGAGAAAACTTGAAGCAGCAAACCATGTTTCTGCGTTACTATCATTTGGTTTGCCAAAAGTCGATATTAGTTCCGACTCCGAAGAGATGCGAGTTGGTATATTAACTGGTCCTTTGGTAAAGGCACCAGCAATTGCTCCAACGTTAACCTCTACAGTTTCGATCGATCCTAGGGTTGTATCCCTTTCTTGGATCACTACTCCTGGCGAGAGAAGCGTGCTAGCCATGCTTAGTACTCCTGATGTATGAAATTCAATTTGTCTAAAAATATTTATCTAAACTTGCTTTTTCAACGGAACTCCCACATGTGACTCATGTCTCCGTACTCATCCACCTTCCAGTTACTGTCATCATTCTCCTTACCATCCATGTTTAATGACCACACATCACCCTTCTCATCAACAACTTGTTCTTCTTCAGACAGTCCATCAAGTATGAATCCGAAGGGAGCCATGTCTTGTTCTATCTGGTTCTTTTGTTCATCATATATCCTACGACGTATGTCCTGGTCAGTAAGTTCTTTAAAATATTCCTGCTGTACTAACCACGCAAATATAACCAGACACATAACTAGGTCATCATTATATCCTTCATCTGCTTCAAAGCTTTGTTTGTTCTGGATGAAGGTAGTAAGTTCCGCAACAATGTTATAGTCGTTAACAATTAACTTATCATCTTCTATCAGTGTCTTTAAGTTAGAGCACCCCTGTGCCTTAACTGTCTTACTCATCTTGACACCCATCTGTGTCTTACCACCAGAGAATCCTGTGCCAACTATCTGTCCAGCACGTCCTCTCATAGCACACATAAGAACGTTCTCATACTCTACATCATAATGAAGTTGAGATGCTACTGCCTCTCCTAGATCATTCACTTCTATTAAAACATATGCTTGATTGTATGCCATTGCTACATCAGCAATGACATTAGGTAATAGCATAGGTCTGATCTCATGATCCCTATACTTTGCTACTAATTTCCACGGAGCCTGAGATATATCAATAACCACAAACGCACTATAGTCCTGAGAAAGCCCACGAGATATATCACAAGTAACGATATAATCGCGATCAGGAATAGGGTGCTCATAAACGTCAAGAGATCCATTAGTTGTTACGGGGTCATCGTATGCTAGCACACGAAGTTTAGATGCTGCTATTAATGTGTCAACAGATCCTAGGAAC